TCGCTGAGAAGTGGAATGGTATTGCTGCTATCGTTGGTTGCGTTGCTGCCTTTGCTAGTTACAGCTTCACTGGACAACTCATACCTGGTATAGTCTAGGTCTTTACAAAACTAAATAATAATTCGTACCTTATCAGGAAACACACATAGAAATGGGTGATTTAGTAGCCGCATCAGACAGTATATCTCCATTAACAGCAATCCTATGGTGTTTCTATCCTATGGCTGCTTTAGTATTGATTGAACTTATTTTAAGAGCAATCAATGACGATGACGATGATCAGGATGGTGGTAAGGGCGTAAGAATTGGACAGGCTGTTCCAGTAACAGTTCCCAGTGGTGCATAGGTATTAATACTTGACAGAAACTTAAGGTTTCCTATATAATTATAGCAAGTATTAATACCTATTCTAATGCCACAAATTATTTTCTTCAGTTTAATTGGTGTATACGTTTATTTCAATGGAACCATCAGTTCTCTCGTATTTCAATAATATATTAATTAATACTCCAGCATCAGCACATGGACTGTTGGAGTTTGGATTTTTTGTCTGTGTAGGTATCACAGCAGGTTCATTAGGTTTAATTTAAAGTTAAGGGTGCTATATAGAAATAGTCACCCTTATTTTTATGCCTGAAGAAGTAAAAGAAGAAGAAAAGGTAGATGTACCAGAAGCTTCTGAAGAAGTTAAAGAAGAAGTAAAGGAAGAGAAACCTAAAGGTATGTTAGGAAAAATGGCAGATGCTATTGTTCCTGATCATGACGAACAAATGGCAATCATTAGTACATTTGTACGTCTCGGAATTTTGGTTTGGAGCGGCGGAATATTGACCTTAAATTATGTTGCCATCCCAAACTTCCCACAGAAGAATATAGATCCCACATTTATCGCTTCGGTATTTACGGGCGTATTAGCTACTTTCGGAGTTCAGACTGCTAAGAATAAATCAAATGGTAATGGAGCAAAACCAACACCTCAAGTATCTAAAGCAGATATGGAGAAGTTAATTGAGAAGGCATCACAAACTGCACCTGCTCAAATCATTAGAATAGAGCAAGCACCTCTTAACTTAACTGCTGCTGCAACTCAACCTAAGAAAGAAGAACCACCTGTTACATTATAAATTGGAGATTATATTATGAAAAAATGGCTTGTAATTGGTTTAGGTAGTCTACTTGGTATATCTCATTTGGGGATGATAGGACTTATTTCTAATAAGAGTTCCTTCCCTAAGTTGGATCTACCAATAGGTCCTTACACTGCTTATACTGTACAAGCCAATAAGGAAGGTTATACTATAAACTATAGAGCACATGATCCTAAAGTCATGGTATCTATAGAGACTGTTGATAGACCAGCAGGGTTATTAGGATTAGGTAAGAAGAAAGCAGTAGTAGAAAAACAATACATGGCAGAAGGTGCTATCCACACTCAGGGTGAGAGTGGTGGAGTGAATGCTAAATCAATTGCATGTATTAAGAAAGTAGGTGGAGGAGAACAGACAGGTAGATTAGTGGGTGGTGGTCTTGGTACTGCTGCTGTTACTCAGACTGGTATGGCATCTATTCCTGTGGTAGGATGGTTGTTAGCTGGTGCTACTACAATGATGGGAATGGAGCAGGGAGCAGAGATAGGTGGTACAATGGCAGCAGACCTTGCTAAGGAATGTGAAGATGAAGAAAACATTAAGTGAGTAAATAATTACTCGTCCTTCACGTGATTAAGTATGTACGTTGTTTACGAAGAACACATTGAACAATTGGAAGAAGAAAATGAAGAACTCAAGCAGGAAGTTCTTGTTCTAAAACGAAAATTGGAATACTATATAAAAATAGAACAAGAAGAGGAATGAATGAGAAAAGTCTTCAAATTCTTAAAATGGTTATGGAATTGGGGGATGGGTGATGATATATAATAAAGTTGTCTAATATTATACAAATGGCATCATATACTGTAACACTTCGCAGTCCTGATGGAACAGAAAATACTTTTGACTGTGATGAGGATACTTATATCTTAGAAGCAGCAGAAGAAGAAGGTCTAGATCTTCCATCATCATGTAGAGCAGGAGCATGTTCAGCATGTTTAGGTAAGGTGATAGAGGGAGAAGTTAACAATGATGAACAATCATTCTTAGATGATGATCAATTAGCTGAAGGATGGTCTCTTATATGCGTTGCCACACCTGAGTCAGATTGTGTTATACTAACAGAACAAGAAGAAAATTTGGAGTAAACTAATGTCTTGTGGAAATCCAATTAAACATAAAGTTAAAGGAGCATTTGATAAAGTAGTTGACTGGGATCGTAAGTTGGCAAGAAAATTCCAGGATAAGTTCAACTTGACAGATTACCAGATGCTTGTGGTATCATTTGCTAAGGGATTTGTTATAGGAGCAATTCTCCTTTGAATGATCAGTATGAATATTTACTGAGGCAATATAGGTTAGCAACAAAAATGGAACTAACTGACGAAAATATAATAGCAGTTCTAGAAGAACTTCTACCATACATCGAAGCAGATGGTGGGTCTTTACAGTATGTTGAGACTGAAGATGGTTATGTTAAGGTAAGACTTGGTGGTGCATGTGAGACCTGTGCTATGAGTGTTATGACTTTGAAGCAAGGTATAGAAAAGAAACTGATGATGGAAATTCCAGAAGTAAAAGGAGTGATTCAAGTATTATGAACTTTTTTAATTCTATTAGTAGAAATGTTAAGAATATCTTTGTCGGCTCACATAAAGGTGAAGATATTGGTAAGGAATGGATAGATAGTAAGGATACTCATAAAAATCAGATGACTTATCCAGCACCAGATGTGTTACCATATGATCCTTGGTTTGATAAGTATATAAATCCATTAGACTTAATGCCCATTGCTACAGATAAACCTTTAGAAGAAAATAAAGAAGATAGCATACATCACAAGATGTATGAAATTGCAACCTCAAAGTACAATCCATTTTCAATAGGTGGATCAGAAAATATTCATGATTTTGATAGGGATAAAGAGCAAGTTTGGGCAGAAGATCTTCCAGATTTAGCACCTTCAGAGTATGAGCCTTGACTTCCTAACAGTGTCAGTGAGTCCACACTGAACTAGGCAAAAATTACTAGTGTATGCTATAAATATCGGTAGTATGGGATTGAAACAATCATGCCCCTGACTCAACAAAAGCATTACACCGTAGGTTATCATGACCTACAACATAGACATTATGAGATATGTGAATATGCAGTAGATGCATATGAAGCAATACAACACAGTAAAGAGGATGTTCCTGCACTAAAGGAGCATCCTCATTTTATTGATTACTGCACTAGTGAAGAGGTTAATAATATATCTCGAATGATGGCAGCAGGTATACCAATGGGACATTAATTATGAGAGACGAAATCATGTGGTGGATGAGTAGATTAACTATTATGCTCACTTCACTCTTTCTATCATTTTCATTAGCAGCATCAGCATATGCTGCTGAAATACAAATGGGTTCTGGAGGCATGTTAGTCTTTGAACCTTGTGAACTAACAGTTAATGTTGGAGATACAGTTACCTTTGTGAATAATGAACTGCCTCCACACAATGTAATGTTCGCTGGTCATGATGAATTATCACATAATGACTTGGCGTTTTCACCTGGTGAAAGAATTGAAGTTACTTTTGAGAAAGCAGGTGATTATGATTTCCAATGTGACCCTCATGCAGGTGCTGGAATGAAAGGTGTTATCCATGTACAGTGAAGTAGTTTGGTCAATTAATATCATGCTTGGTATTCTTCTTGTTGCAGTAGGTATTGCAATCTACTACATATTCATGTATGATACATGGTATCCCAATGAGCAACAAGACATTGAAGGATCTGAAAGTGGAAGCACACATAGCAGTGTTGCACACCAAAGTTGATTCATTAATAGAGAAACAAAAAGAACTTACTCAGAGAGTACGTGCTAATGAGAAGGTAGTAGCCGCTGTTACCCTATTGGGTACAGTGGTTCTTGCTATTATTGGGGCAGGATATTTTGCACCAAAGGCAGAAGCATGTAGTCCTCGTTTAGATGGTGAACCTACCTATTGTCCAGATTTTGATGAGGTGTTAGTTAGAAAATT